ATGTTTAAAAAACTGTTAGAACTACGCCAACAAAAAGCGGAAAAAGTCGCAGCAATGCGCGCTATGTTAGACAAAGCGGAACAAGAAAACCGCTCATTGACCGAAACCGAAAACGTTGATTTTGAAAAGTTGAAAGATTTGGTTAAGCAATTGAGCGATGAAATCGCCCGTTATGAAACAGTGGCCGATGAAGAACGTAACATTGCCGACAAAGGCAAGCCGGTAGAAACACGCGGTAAAACCTTCAGCAATGACGAACTACGCCACTACATTAAAACGGGTGAATTACGAAATCTTTCCACCACCGGTCAAGAAGATGGCGGTTATACCGTGATCCCACAATTGGATAAAGACGTAATGAAACGCTTAACCGATGATAGCGTGATGCGTCAAATTTGTAACGTGGTCCGCTTGCCGGTTGGTGCGAAAGAATACAAAAAACTTGTTTCCGCCGGTGGTGCAGTAGTGGCCCATGGTGAGGAAGGTCAAGCACGCAATGGCACCGCCACACCGAAACTCCATGAAGTCACCATTGCGTTAAACCCTATCTATGCTTATCCGAAAACCACTCAAGAAATCTTGGACTTCTCCAGTATTGATGTTTTAGGTTGGTTGACCGATGAAATTTCCGAAAGCTTCACCGAAACCGAAGAAACCGATTTAACCGGCGGTGACGGCACGAAGAAATCAAAAGGCTTCTTATCCTATGAACGTTCTACCGAAGCGGACAAAGTACGCGCCTTTGGTAAGTTACAAAAATTAGACGTTGCCGGTGCCGACAAAATCACCGCCGATACGCTCATTGATTTGTTCTACACCTTACACAGCAAATACCGTAAAAATGCCGTTTGGGTGATGTCTTCCACAATTGCGGCGGCATTACAAAAACTCAAAAACAAAAACGGCGATTTTATTTGGCGTGATGGTTTAACCGTAGATGCGCCTTCTACCCTTTTAGGTCGTCCGGTTTACTTCCTTGAAACCATGCCGGCAAGTGGTGCCAATAAACCGGTAGTTGCCTTTGGTGACTTCAAACGCGGTTACTTCATTGTAGATCACGAAACCGGCGTAAGAACCCGCCCTGATAACATTACCGAACCGGGCTTCTATAAAGTCCATACCGATAAATATCTTGGTGGTGGCGTGGTAGATAGTAACGCAATCAAGTTCATTGAAGTTACGGCTTAATCGTCAAATTCCAACGGGGGCAATTAAGCCCCCTTTTTGTTAAAAGGGAAAGTATGAATAAAGAATTTGAAATCCGTTCATCCGAAATCACCGCAGACAGCGAGAATAAAAAACTGGTTGGCTATGTGGTGAAGTGGGACAGCCCTTCTGAAGTGCTTTATTGCGATTTTGTAGAACAATTCAGTGCGAATGCGTTTAGTGAAAGTTTAAGCAGCGGTGCCGATGTACGGGCATTATTTGAACACGATCATTCCAAACTATTAGGGCGAACCCGCGCGGGAACCTTAAAACTGGAAGAAGATACAATAGGCTTACGTTTTGAATTAATGCCACCTGATACCACCTTAGGGCGTGATTTATTGGTAAGTGTTGAACGCGGCGATATTAGCGGGATGTCTTTCGGCTTTTGGGCTAAAGAAGAAACATGGAATTTTGATGTAGAGCCTTGTCAACGCACAGTAGCCAAAGCGGAATTATTTGAAATCACCGTTACAAGTATTCCCGCCTATCCTGAAAGTAGCGTTGAGATTGCCAAACGCTCAATGGCAACCGCGAAGGGAAAAACGCAAGGAAAATCCACCGCACTTTTGAAACAGTGGCTTGATGTGGCGGAGGCGTAATATGTAGAACCCGTTCAGACGAAAAGAACAACGCAGCGCACCGATGGCAATTAATGAGTTGCTTTCTTATCTTGGCGTATCAAATACCGGCGCAGGGGAATTTGTCAGCCCGAACACGGCAGAAAGTTTACCGGCGGTGATGAGTGCCGTTACTGTTATTTCTGAAGCGGTAGTCAGTATGCCTTGTTATTTGTATCAGCTTAAAGACGATGGCCGCGAGCGCGTTTATCGTCACCCGGTGGACTATCTCTTAAATGAAATGCCAAACCGTAGCCAAACACCGTATCAATTTAAATACACCATGATGCGTCACTGCCTATTAAACGGTAACGCTTATGCGGTGATTGAATGGAACAGCAAAGGCGAACCAATCAGCCTTATCCCGTACGAACCAAGTGCGGTCAATATCTATCGCAAAGTTGGCGGCGAGTATATCTATCAAATTACCGATTTAGACGGCAACAGCAAAAACTATCTTCAAGATGAAATCCTACATTTACGCCATTCATCCCTTGATGGCTTTATGGGTCGTTCGCCAATTACGATTTGCCGTGAAACCGTGGGCTTGGGCATTGCTCAACAGAAACACGGATCTGCAGTGATGAAAAACGGTTTAATGGCGAGTGGATTAATTACTACCGCCGAATGGTTGGATGATGCCAAAGCACAAAAAGCCGTAAAAGCCCTTGAACGTTACAAAGGCGCAAAGAACGCAGGGAAAACACCCATCCTTGAAGGCTCAATGGAATATAAACAGTTAGGCATGACAAACCAAGACGCGGAATGGCTAGCAAGCCGTACGTTCACAATTTCCGATATTGCCAGAATCTACAACATTAGCCCTATTTTCTTACAAGACTATTCCAATAGCAGTTATTCAAACTTTAGTGAAGCCAGTCGAGCCTTTTTATCGCAAACCTTGCGCCCTTGGCTAACCAATTTTGAACAACAGCTAAAAGATGCCTTGATGATTGATTTAGGCAGCAACAGCAAGAAACGTTACTTAATTGAATTTGATACAAGCGACTTATTGCGCACAAGTCAAAGCGAGCGCTTCAAGAGTTACGATGTGGCAATTAAAGCCGGTGTAATGTGCCCGAATGAAGTTCGCCGCCGTGAAGGTTTACCGCCTTATGAGGGGGGAGAAGAATTTAGCCAAGCATGGAAACAAACCGTAGAAGTAAAACGCGGTGATGAGCAAGAACCGGGGGCAAGCGATGGCAATCATGATTAAGGCCGGAAAGTATAACAAGGTGATTACCTTACAAAAACGGGATTATGACAAAGAGCGAAACAGCACCCCATACGGAAACTCAAGACCAATTTGGAAGAATGTCGCCACCGTGCGCGCCAGTGTAGAACCGTTACAAGGGAGAGAATATTTTAGCGGCCCTTTTCAAATGGGTGAAAACATTATCCGCGTTCGCATTCGTTACCTTGAAGGCATTACAAACAAAATGCGGATTAAATACGGTAAACGCCTATTTGATATTTATTCGGTTATTGACAGTATGGAATCTCACAGAGAGTTGCAGCTAATGTGTAAAGAGGGTGAAGCGTATGGCGAATATTGACTTAACCATTGATGAAATCAAAGCGCACTTAAATCTTGATCATGATTTAGATGATGAGTTACTGGAAGCCTATAAGGCAGCCACATTGGAAGTATGCCAAAAACATATTGGCAAAACCTTTGGGGAAGAAGAAACGGAAAAGACCATCCCTTTTACCCCGGCGATTAAGATTGGTTGCTTAATGTATATCGCCTATCTCTACACGAACCGAGAAGCCGTCACAGACTTAGCCAACCTTAAACCGGCACCAATGACGATTTCCGCATTGTGGGAAGTGTATAGAGAACCGTGCGCTTACTAAGGGTATAGCTATGCCTTATCAACCCTTAAGACGTTGTAGCTATCCCGGATGTAGAAACAAAGTAAAGTCCGGTAGATGCGAGGCGCATAAGCCCAAGGACACCCGCCCAAGCAGTAGCGCCCGCGGTTACGACCACAAGTGGAGCAAATACCGCGAGCAATACTTAAAGCATCATCCCCTTTGTGTGATGTGCTTAGAGCAAGGCAAATATACTCCAGCAACAGTGATAGACCATATCAAGCCGGTAGAGAATGGGCAAGCCGATCCATTGTTTTGGGTAGCAAGCAATCATCAGCCTTTATGTCGTGATTGTCACAGCTATAAAACACGAGTGATAGACCAACGCGGATTTGGTGCGAAGAAGTGAACCGTTTCGATATCGCAACAACTGAAGGATGTACATATGTACACAGTTGAGTTGTGGTGATATGACCATAACTGAGCTAACAAATTAAACGATTACAAAAAGACAATTTGAACAGGTGGGGGCAGTTTCAAAAAGAAAAGCAAAATCCTACGGAACCGCCCGCCCAATCAAATTTTTACGCAAAGTGATTTTTTAGAAAATAAGGAAAGTGAATGGGCAAACGAAAAAGTTATAAGACACCTGATTTCTTGGATGATATTGCTAAAAGCCAATGGAAAGCTCGCATTAAACAACTTTCAGAACGTGGTGATATTAAGTCGGAAGATTTAACAAACCTTGAAATTTATTGCGAAAACTACGCAATTTGGCGTCATTCTGTGGCGGATTTAGCCAAAAATGGCTTCATTATCGTAAATAGCCAAGGTACACAGTCACGCAATCCGGCACTTTCAGCGAAAGCCGATGCGGAAAAAGTGATGATCAAGATGTCCGCACTTTTGGGCTTTGACCCGGTGAGCCGCCGTAAAAATCCGGTAGAAACCGAAGATACGGATGCGCTTGATGGCATTTTGGCGATGTAGGCAAATATGGCAATCTGGAACGAGTACGCGGAGAAAGTTCAATCAGGTGAAATCATGGCTTGTCGTAAGATAAAACAAGCCGTAGCACGTTATTTTGACGATTTAGCGAACCCCGCTTATTTCTTTGATGAAAGTGCGGTAAATAAATTCTTGGCTTTTTCCCGCCTATGCCCGCACGTTAAGGGGCATTTACGCGGGCAACCAATCGAGCTTTCAGACTGGCAGACGTTTCTATTCGCTAATCTGTTAGGCTTTAAGCGCACTGATACCGGCTTGAGGAAATATCGTTCCGCTTATATCCAAGTGGCGCGGAAAAATGCCAAGTCCACCGTGGCCGCCGTGTTGGCTAATTGGTTCCTACTGATGGAATCGGGCCAACAAGATATTTACACAGCAGCCGTAAGCCGAGACCAAGCCCGCATTGTGTTTGATGATGCGCGTCAAATGTGCCTACTCTCCCCGCCTTTGCGCAAACGGCTCAATATTCAGCAGCATAAACTGATTAATCCGAAATCAAATAGCTTAATGCGCCCGTTAGCGGCTAAATCCTCAACCATTGAGGGAACTAACCCAAGTCTGGCCATTGTGGACGAATATCACCTACACACCGATAACAGCGTTTACAGCGCATTAGAACTAGGGCAAGGCGCACGCCCTGAAGGTTTACTGTTTGCCATTACCACCGCGGGAAGTAACGTTATTTCCGCTTGTAAACAGCACTATGACTATTGCGCACAAATACTGGAAGGCAACGAACAAAACGACAGCCTATTTGTACTGATTTTTGAATTAGACGAAGAAAGCGAAATTGATAATCCGAAAAACTGGATAAAAGCCAATCCGAATATCGGTAAATCCATTCCTTACCTTGATTTTGAAAACACGATCAAGAAAGCCCGAGGGATTCCTTCCGAGTGGGTGGAAATGCTCACCAAGCGTTTTAATGTTTGGTGCCAAGGAACGACACCATGGCTAGGCGAAGGCAATTGGGCGCAGTGCGCACGAGATTACACCGAAAAAGACCTACTTCACCAAGATTGCTATTTAGGCTTGGATTTATCTAGCACCAACGACTTAACAAGCCTTTGTTACACCTTCCCACAAGGGAAAAAAGTGCGGTTGATTACCCGGCATTATATTCCTGAATTTCAGCTTAACAACGTGGCCAACAAGAATCGAGCAATCTATCGAAACTGGGTGCGCCAAGGGTGGCTTATTGCCACAGAGGGCGACTGTATCGACTATGACAAAATCCGCGATGATATTTTAAAAGACGCAGAAAACTTCAATATCAAAGTGATTGGCTTTGATGTTTGGAACGCCACGCATTTACGCACGCAATTACAGGCAGCAGGTTTGGAAGTAGAACCATTCCCGCAAACCTACCAAAGATTTAGCCCGGTGGCCAAAAGTGCGGAAGTATTGATAAATCGCCAAGTGATAGAACACCACGGCGATCCGGTGCTTTCGTGGGCATTATCCAACGTTGTGATGGAAACCGATGCGAACGCCAACATAAAACCAAACAAGAAAAAGGCCGCAAACAAAATCGATCCGGCAGTGGCTTTCTTGATGTCATTCGGCACTTATCAACTTGAATATGGCGATCTGATTTTTGAGTTATCGGAAGAACACAAACAGGCATTGGAACAATTTAACGGGATTGATTTATGAGATGTAAACAAGCAAAGCAAAATTTACTTCTTTCAGCGGTGAATCACTATAAAAAATCGACCGCACTTTTTACCTTTGTCAGCCTTTATGATGATGAAGAACCCTATCCAATCAGTGAAGTTATTCACGCATTAAAATGTAAATGTAATGCAGCCAAGCGAGAAATAGACAGCCGACCAAATAGCCCGAATATAGACGCGCTAGAAACGATTTACTTTATTGCCAAGAAACAGCTTGATGCCATGCTAAAACAGCAAAAAAGAATCAATGCCGGTAAGCGATGAAGAATAAAATATTTCCCTTACACTATTGAATCTTTTCTCCTTTGTTACTATGTTATTTATTATAATAATCAGTAAAAATAAGGGGGAACTATGGGTCTGATACTAGTTGCAATAAAGTGTATGGTTGCTGCTTTTTTTGTCGTATTAGCAATAGTTACCTTTCAAGACTGGTGGTTTATTGTGGCCTTTGGTTTAGCCGGCGGGCTTTCATTTACTATCGGTTGGCTTATTTACGATGAATATAAGCGCCGGAAAGAAAATAAACGGTTGGTGGACGAGCGAGAAAAAAGAAAGAATAGTTGGGTAGAACATGAAATTAATCGTCCGATTATTCAAAAGACTTTACAGAAGCAGAAAGAAAATAAGCCATTTATCACCGGCACGATAAACTGGATAGACGGCAACACCGGTAAAGAAACTACACTTTCTAATATTTCTGTGACCATAAAAGCTAAGGACTAACATGGAAAATAAAGAATATCTACTAAGTTTTTTTGTAATAGACAATAATGGGAATGAAATTGATAGCGGCATTATATCCATAGATGCATTAGATGAAAGAGACGCTAGAACTAAATCTATGATATTTCTACAAAAAAGATATAAAGGAAATCGATGGGAAATAGAATCTATTACATTAGCTAAATAACCAAATAAAGCGCATCTAGGCTGATCCCCGAAAGCAAGAAACCTTATCTTGTTGATGCGCTCTTACCAATAAGGATGAATGCGAAAGGGGCGTTTATGTTAGATCTATCTTCTATTCAAGACGACTATTTGAAAGAATATTTATCACTCGAACATTTAAGAGCTTTCATTTATAAATCAAAATTAGATAAAGGCAAAACGAAAGGAATTAATGAAGAGAATTTCTATGGAGTAACTTGCGCCCAAGATGTTTTAGCTTTATTTAAAAGAGAAGAAGGCAGAAATAATATTCCAAGATGCTATTTATTGCATCCGATAACTAAATCATTAGATAAAGTCGAATACTCTCATTTAATATCTTATTTGGAATATTTAGTTTATACGCAGATTGACACTACTTCTTTCAGATATAACCCTGATGCTATGACTGCATACGAGATTTCCTGTGAAAATGAAAGTATAAAATTTGACAATAAAGAGTTCTACTTTCGCAGAGATGAGATAGAAAATATGATAGGAGCAAAAATCCCTCACATAGAAAATCTATCTGATGTGGAAAATGTTGATTTAATCCCACTTCAAAAGGAAAAAGCTGAATCAGTGCCAGAATTAAACCAAGAAATAGAAAGATTAAAATCCGAGTTAGAGGAAAAGCAAAAGATAATAGACTCTCTTAGTTTAACAAACCAAAGCGGCCGAATAAGTTCTCCACAAAAGCAACTGTTCGCTTTATTGGTTAAAAAATGTTATCCAAAACTTGATAGCAGAAATAAGTTATTTGATGTTATTAACGCAGATCTAAAAGATTCAGAAATTAGAAATACCGATATTTCTGCTGATACTTTTTACAAGTTAATTGATGAATCAAACGACATTATAAAAGCAATTTTCCCACCTAAAAAATCATAGTTTCCTATAAAAGCCTCTTAGTCTTTCGATTTAAGGGGCTTTTTCTTTCGATTTAAGCAATCATTTCTTATTAGGAAGTTAAGTCTTTGAATTAAAAGTGTTTTATTCATAACATCCCTATCGTTCGAACAACTCAACGGAATAGGACGCTATTCCACATAGTTAAACTAACGAGAGGTATTTTTTATGAGCCAATCTCAAACCCAATCTAAAAAGCTTATCACCGGTGCCGAAGTCACTGTAATGATCGGCTTTGGCCGCACCAAACTCAATGAGCTTGTAAGAGCTAAACAATTCCCACAACCAATCCGCTTTTCACAAAACTTTGTCCGTTGGGACTTAGAAGAAGTGAATGCGTGGATTGAAGAACAAAAAGCCGCACGCGTTTAAGGTGATGGAAGATGAACGAAGCAAGAAAACCAACGCAATTCTTAAAAGTGTTACACCGCTTAATTCTTTCTAGTATTAGCGGCATTGATGGTTATTCAATGGGCATGACGTCAGCGCGTAACTATATCAGTGAACTTGAACGCAATCATTTAACCGGCAAAGTGAAACGTACAACGGAAAAGACTGCAGATGGAATGGGGCAATATTACCGCTATGAAATCTCAGATGCCGAACAGTTAAAACAGGTGATTGCCATTTACAAGGCTAAGGGAGGTGAGCTTACTACGCATGAAGAACAGCAAGCCTACTTTCGATTCCGTTAAAAGAAAAACGCCGCAAGGCTCAACCCAAGCGGCGCATTTCCCTACCTTAAGAATCGCTCAGAAGGTAGATAACCTAAATTACATGAGAGCGGAAACTGCGGAACACACTTTGAACGCTAATGAATGATTTTAGCGACCATGAGCCAAACACAAAGCACACGCCACGTTTCCCGATCTAAATCCATAAAAGGAATTAATATGAATTTAAATCACGTTAATTATAAACAATATGAAAATAATTACAATGCATTTCACTTTACAAAGTGCGGTCAAATTTGCGACTATGTTCGCGCCTTAGCAAAATCTAAGGCCAGCCGTGAGAAGCTGAACTATTTACAATTGGCGAACGATAGCACGCCTTTTAACCGTGCTTTTTTTGTTCGTAACATTCGCACACCTAAAGAATATGCGGATTTTGTTTTTAATCTAAATCCGATCATTCTCTCAATGGTAGAGCGTAATGGGCCGTCTTTGACGGGCTGCTTTCCAATTGTAGCAGTTTCTCACCCTGTTACGTTCTACCGCCCGACCGTGAGAAGTCTAGCGGTAGATTCTGAAAACTTACAATTGGAATCTACGCAAATGTATCAATTCATTTTTGCGGCTATTCGCCGTACCGATCTAACCAATCACATTCAAAAAATCCGCATCACCGCTGACACAGAACAAGCCGCGCGCGCCCAATTCGCCCGTGATTTTGTTCTTGTACTTACCGGCAAAATCAATCTTCAAAACGCTGTGAAAAACGACCGCACTTTTATCAAGGGGTGAGCTATGCGCAATCTTAATAAAGAAAAAATCACTCTTGAAAAATGGCAATTAGAAGGGCTTTTAGAGAAAGTCCATCAGCTTTCATCATTGCTATTGGCTTTATCTGAAACCGACTATTCAAAATTAAATGAATGTGAAATTCAGGCGGCAATAGTCGCTGCATTTAGAGTAAGTGAAAGCAATTATTCGGCTTTGAATAAATTATTGGAGGGCGAAGATGACTAATTCACCTTACAAATTAGTGATATTGGACAAACAGGGCAAAATTGATTTTGTGGGGCATTATCCTACATACGAACAAGCCTATAAAGCTGCTGAATTTTTAAAAAATAAAGATGTTCATTCAGAAATCAGAATTAGCAACCCCGACGGATTAGGCGAGGATGATGAAAATGATTAAACCGATGGCACAACAGCAAACACAAGGCACGGTTAAGCCTAAGATTCATGGGAAACTCTCATTCAATCCTTTACACGCGGAATATGCGCAAATCAGCCGCCAATTTAAGCTAATTCATGATAGCAACCGCAAATGCCTTGAAGTTTATCCGGACGATTTCCATCACAAACTAAAAATGCGTGGCGAATGTGCGGATTTAGTAGAACGGTTGAAAGGCGGCGGAAAGTTATTTAACGAATTGGCGAAAGCTGCCGATTTAACAGAAGAACAGACTACCCTTTTAAAAGACTTTAACCAGGCAAACGGCTATTTAATTTCTAAATTCTCCGAAGTAGTAACACAAATTGAACGATTACAGGTGGTGGCAAATGCGTAAGTTAAAAACCAAAGTAAGCAAGAATCGCCCGAGCCTATTTGAGGAAGAACGCTTGCCGGATTGGGAACAGTTGGTAAAAGCCATTAAACAGACTGAATTTTATCTTAGCTTTGCCAAAGACTACATTCACAACGGACATTTAAAAGGAGCAACAGACGCGCTGAAATCAATTAAACGAGCAACTACAGCAGGATTGAAAATCACGGGGGTGAAATAATGGATCTCAATCAAAAAATGGATTATTCCAAACTAAATGCCGTTGAATTGAATGCTATTTCAATCAGTCATCAGAACATGGGAAAACCTAAAGATGAAGCCTTTAATTCGTCTTTCCCTTATACCACCGAATCAATTTTGGCATTAGCCGAACAGTTTATTGATTATCCCGCTGAATATCTCGGTGGGCTAAAAATTATTCATGATGAACTACTGGCTATCAATAAGCATTTATTAGCAATGGCACCAAAACCGCCTTCTTTAGCGCCGGAGGAAACCGCAGCAATGCTATCCAATGATGAACTGATAGATGGTTTATTAAAACATTGTGTAGTGAATTCTTTGGTAAGCGCGTTTTCCTATTTTCAAAAAACAGTTGCCATGCGCATTCATATAATTGAGAAAGGCGCAGTTGAGGGGGTAAATCATGGCGCACTTAATTAATGCACCACATTTAGCGGATCAACCGAAAGAACCTTATTCAGCGTTAATCATTCTTGCCGGGCGTAAGGCTTGGCAAGCATGGAACAAAGGAAAAGGCGAAGAATGGTTATTGTTGTGTTCATTGGTGGAAGGTATGGACGCTAGACAAAAGCCAGTGATTCTTGCCGAACAGCAGCTTGAAGATATTTCAGGAATCAGACTAGCCGACCCGGAACAACGCTCAATCATGATTTTCCAATGTGGTGAATTAGAACCGACCGAAATCACTGGTATTTGCCATAATTTAGCAAAGCATACAAAAGCCGATCATGTCGTTTTATATGATGGTGCCGCGCAGATGAAGGAAAATCTAAGTGGTTACATTCAACGCCTACGCACGGATAAAAGTGCGGTAGAAATTGCGGATAAAATTGCTCCGCCACCGAAATTGAAAGAAAAGGACGGCACCAACGTAAAAGCCCGGGCATTCGTAAAATGGTTGGATCTAGATATTGCTCAACACAGTTTAGATAAGGAGCTTTATCATTACACCGGCGCAAATTGGGAGATTCTACCGAGATCGGAATTAGAGGTTAAAGCCGTTCAGTTTTACGATGAACAGGAATTTACTTATAGCGCCCGTTCTATTGATTCAATGATTGATACAGCGAAGATTCAAGCGGCCAAAATGGGGGAACAATCCAAGGAGCTATTAGCCTTTAAAAACGGCGTATTAAATCGTTCGACCTTGGAATTTTCCCCGCATTGCAGGGAAAACTGGCTCACTTCCTTTATTCCGCACGATTACACGAATCAGGAAGAAAATACACCGCACTTTGATAATTGGTTGAATTTTGTTGCTGATAGTAAGGAAGATAAAAAGCAAGCCATCTTGGGCGCACTTTACGCAATTTTAACGAATCGCCATAACTGGCAGTTATTCTTTGAAGTAACCGGTGATGGTGGCAGCGGAAAATCGGTATTTGCGCAAATTGCCACAATGTTAGCCGGCGAACAAAACACGGAAAGTGGGCGATTAGTCGATTTAGACGAACCGCGCGGCCGTGAAAACTTTGTGAATAAAACGCTCATTCTATGCCCGGAACAATCCCGCTATGGTGGTGATGGTGGCGGACTAAAAAGCATTAGTGCGGGTGATTTAGTCAATATCGATCCGAAGCACAAAAGCAAGTTTAAAGCAGTCATTCCCGCGATTGTGCTAATCGTAAACAATGAGCCGACACGCTTCACAGAAAGAAACGGAGGTATTGAACGCCGCCGAGTGATTTTTCACTTTGATAAGGTGGTGCCGGAAAGTAAACGCGATCCGCGCTTAATGGATAAGATAGAAGCCGAAGCTGGCGGAATTATTTATAAACTGATTCAGGCTTTTAAAAATCCGTTGGACGCGAAAAAAGCGCTAACCAAACAACAGGAAAGCGCCGAAGCGTTAGAAATCAAAATGAACTCAGATCATTTAACGGTGTTTTGTAGTTATTTCCTAACCTCCCAAGAAAGTAACGGGCTAGGAATTGGCAACACGAAAACCGGACTTCCAAGAACGCATCTTTACCCTGCTTATTTGGTATTTACTGAAGTCAATAATATTCAAAATGCTTTAACACTGAATAACTTTACCGAATCATTAAGACAAGGATTGGCACAACATAAAAATAAATATCCATACACCCGCAGGCGAATTACTTCCGGTGCGGAAAAAGGAAGATATATCACTAACGTACACTTTAAAGACTTTGACGAGTTTTATAATGAGTACATAAAATCAAATAGATAGTGAAAGGCGCGGCATAAAAACCGCGCTTTTTTTATCTAAAAAGGTGAATGCCAAGGTGAACAACACCGACTTCCCCTTCACCTTGTAACCAATTGAAAAACAAGGGAAAAGCAATCGGTGAACGAGTGAAGGCAGTTTTTAAATATTTTCCACGCACATCACTTTTAACGTTCACATTGTTCTACATAATCGCCCCAAAGTTGCATCACCGGCTTACGTTGTTCAAGGAAATCAGCCCTATCGTAAATCTTGCCTGTTTGCGTACCCGTCTTATGAGAAATACACATTTCAGCCACTTCATAATCAATACGCTGATCAGCTAAATAAGTGCGTCCGATTGTTCTTAATCCATGAGCTGTTTGTTTATTCTTGTAGCCTAAATCAACTAGCATTTTATTGATTGTTTGACTGCTCATTGGTTGGTTAGACTTAATCCAACTTTGAAAAACATATTCGCTTTTCACAGATATACTTTTCATTTTGTTTAGAATTTCCATAGCTTGGGAAGAAAGAGGAATTACAAAAGGATGCCTTTTCTTCATTCTGTTAGCCGGGATAGTCCATAAAGATTTTTTAAAATCAATTTCAGACCATGTGGCGTTACTTGCTTCAGCAGGTCGTACCATGGTTAATAACTGAAATTTGAATAATAACTTTGTTTGAATGGCCGCACTGGAATACATCACGGCTTTTATTAATTCCGGTAGTTCTTTTGGTGTTATTGCCGGGTTGTTGGTGGATTTTCCAAAGTTAAATACTTCATTGATTCGTAAGCAAGGATTAAAGGCAATTAGGCCGTAGTTTACAGCGAAATTAAGTACTTCATTCAATAGCCGAATGGTGCGCTTTAATGTATCGCCCTTGCCTTGGTTATAGAGTGATTCTAATGCTTCAATAACAACCTTTGGCAAGATTTCATTTATCGGCATATCACCAATAAAAGGAAACAAATAGATTTCCATGCGGCGCCAATCTTTTTTTAATGTCTCAGCTTCTACTTTTTGAACCTTCTTGGCCTTCCAACGATTAGCAACAGATAGCAAGCTATTTTCTATATGCTCAATAGCAGCTTTCTGTTCTTGTTCTTTATGTTCTTGTGGATCTATGCCTTGAGCCAACAAAGAGCGATATTCTTCACGAATAGAACGGGCTTGAGCTAAAGATAAAGCGGGATAAGTTCCTAAAGAAACTTTAGTACGTTTTTTAGTAAGTGGGCGGATATAGTTAAAACGCCATGATTTAACGCCGGTAGGCAAGACTAATAGAAATAATCCGTAGCCATCAGTAAGGGTGTATTCTTTGGCTTTCGGCTTAGATCTTTCTACCTCGGTATTGGTTAGAGGTTTAGTAATTTTAGGCAT